GGTCCAAAGCGATCAAAGCGATCAAAGCGCACGGCGCTGGTAGCTGCGGCAAATAGGGATGAATTGTCAAACGTGAAGCGCCCCAGACCCTTGGACCTGATCCTGCCAGCGATACCCGGCGGCGCTCGCGCCCCGGCCCGCAAGAACAAGACGCGCCCCGCGGCGCGCATGGTGCTCAAACGATTGAAGGGGAAGCCCGATGGCCCTGCCTGTAGCTGACTTCTCGGCGCTCCGGCGCTTGTCCTCCTCTCTGCACCAGACAGAGATGGCCCTAATCAGTTGGGGCCGATGGAAAAAGCATGATGAGCCTCCGAACGCTTGGAACGGCGTCACCACCCTAGCCCGAGCGATCCGGCAACAGGTGGAAGGCGCGTCACAGCCCGGGGCGCCCAACATCGTCCTCATTGACTTCCTGACCGACGTGGACGGCGTGGTGGCGACGTTCAAGGGCCTCGACTCCCGCATCATTGAGATGAGGTGGGTGCTCTACCCGGACTGGCCCAAGAGCGTCATCTGCACCCGGGCCGGGCTGCCTGAAAGCACCTATGACCGGCGAATAAGACTGATTCGCGACACGGTCCGGGACGCGCTCGGGCTCGATGGCTCAGGCAACAGCCCTAGACGGCGGTGTTTAAATCGGAGAGACTCCGCACCATCAGATACTGCCCCTCCCCCTGTGGGGCGCCAACTTCGGAGCGGTTGATGTGAGCGTCGGTGCCGTGGATTGTGAGCTGCGAGGCTACAGTGACCCGCACGCCCAACGAATTATCCGCGAGCAGACAGCCGACCGTCCCCTGCCAGTTGCCAATTGGCGAGCGATCCGAGCCGAAAACCGGTTCAGGTTCGATTGCTTCATGCGCGGCGTCTCGTTCTTCAAGCCCCGCAAGACCCGTTTCCTGATCTCACTGGTGTAGCCATGTCACGCGGCCGTGATGCTGACCTCACAATTGACGAGCTGCTCGGGCTCGATGACCCGCAGCCGTCACGCGAGGGGCTCAAGAACCGTGTTGGCGGTGTCCAGTACATCCCGACCTACGGCCGGCGCGTACAGGTCGCTGCGATGTCGGCGTGCGGCTACACCCTCGACCAGATCGCCAGCGAGCTGGACATCAACGTCAAGACGCTGAATGACCGCTTCCCCGCTGAGCTGGCGACCGCGAAAGAGTACGCGACCGCGGCCATGGGCCTGAATCTGTACCAGAAGGGAATGGGCGATGGCCCGGGCGCGATTCAAGCAACCATCTTCTGGCTGCGTAGCCGCGCCGGATGGCGCGAGAGCCCCAGCAGTCTGGAGCTGACGGGTAAGGATGGCGGCCCCGTCCAGTCTGTCACCGCGGCTGTCTCCGCACCCGCGGCGAGCGCCAGCGACGCGATCGCGCTGTACAAACGACTGATCGACGGCGAGCAGGCGTAGCCGACACCACGCGCTCGTTGTCCATGTTGTACGTGTACAAATTGGTAGCCGGCCACGTAGCCGCCAGATTGTAACATGGGAGCGGCGTGTTGGCCCCGGGCGGGCGAGCACACCATGGCGCTAGCCACGTTGTCCATGTTGTACCACGTTGTCTGTTCGTGGCGTCTCGTGACGGGCCTCGAAACCGGACCGCGAGCACGCTGTACCACGTTGTCCATGTTGTACCACGTTGTAGACATTGTATGCCCCTCCCCATAGCCTTCGACTGGAAGCGGCCTGACTATCAGGCGGTGATGGAGTGGCGAGCGGACTGGCTGCGCAAGGTGCGCGCCGAGCCCGATGGGTTCAAGCGCCTGATCCCCTTCTACCAGCTCCACCCCGAGGAGTTCATCAACCACTACGGCATGACCTTCGACCCGCGCAATATCGAGCGCGGGATGCCAGCGGTCATCCCCTTCATCCTGTTCCCCAAGCAGGAGGAGCTGATCCAGTGGTGGATGGCGCGGTGGCGCAAGCAAGAGACTGGCATCACCGAGAAGTCCCGTGAGGAGGGAGTGTCATGGCTCTCGGTGTCCCTGTCGTGCGCGCTCTGCTCGCTGTACGACAGCATGGTGATCGGGTTCGGGTCGCGCAAAGAGGAGTACGTTGACAAGCTGGGCTCGCCCAAGGCGCTGTTTGAAAAGGCGCGGTTCTTCATGTCGTGGCTCCCGAAAGAGTACCGACAGGGCTGGGAGATGTCCAAGCACGCGCCTCACATGCGCATCCTGTTCCCCGGGACTGGCTCCGTGATCACTGGCGAGGCCGGCGACAACATCGGCCGCGGCGATCGCACCTCAATTTACTTCGTGGATGAGTCCGCATTCCTTGAGCGCCCGCTGCTCGTGGACGCGGCGCTGTCCCAGACGACCAACTGCCGGCAGGACATCTCCAGCCCCAACGGCATGGGCAACCCCTTCGCCCAGCGCCGGCACAGTGGCAACGTCCCGGTCTTCACGCTCCACTGGCGCGACGATCCGCGCAAGAACCAAGCGTGGTATGACAAGCAGGTGCGGGAGATAGACAACGAGGTCATCGTTGCCAGTGAGCTGGACATCAACTACAGCGCTTCGGTTGAAGGCGTGCTCATCCCCTCGGCGTGGGTGCAGGCCGCGATCGACGCGCACGTGAAGCTCAAGCTGGAGCCCACGGGCCGGCGCCGTGGCGCTCTGGACGTGGCCGATGAGGGCACCGACCGCAACGCGTTCTGCGGCCGGCATGGCGTGATCGTTGAATACCTGAAGTCTTGGTCCGGCAAGGGCAGCGACATCTACGGAACGGTGCAGCGTGCTTTTCAGATCTGCGACGACATGGAATATGACGATTTCGACTATGACGCTGACGGCCTCGGCTCTGGCGTTCGTGGTGACGCTCGCGTTATCAACGAGCAGCGCGCCAAGACCGGGATACGCACGGTGCGTGACAACCCGTTCCGTGGATCCGCCGCTGTGTACGATCCCGAGGGAGAGATGGTCAAGAAGCGCAAGAACAAAGACTTTTTCTCCAATCTCAAAGCACAGTCGTGGTGGGCGCTTCGACTCCGGTTTCAAGCCACGTACCGTGCTGTCGTTGAAGGCATGGAGTACGATCCGGCGGACATAATCTCCATCAGCTCCACGTGCGCCGAGTTGCGTCAGACCTGTATGGAGTTGTCGCAGCCCACGTGGTCGCTGAACGTGATGGGCAAGGTTGTTATTGACAAGGCCCCGGAGGGCACGCGCTCGCCGAACCTCGCCGATGCCATCATGATCGTATTCAACCCGGCCGGGCGCTGGCTGGAGAATTGGGAGCGCCTCGCGTCATGACAAAGTGGCGACCACGGATCAGGCCCATGTCCTACCTTGAGAGCATCGCTTGGAACCAGCGCATGGATGAGACCCTCGCTGGGGTCGGGCACTCGCCACTCCGACCGTTGAACGCTGGCTTGCTATCGGCTCTGGAGCGCGCCGCGGCTGCTGCTCGGGCTGAGCGAGAGTACAACATGCAGAAGGTAGGGTGATCATGGCTGCCAGCAAGAAAGCCCCGGTGAAGATTCACCAAGCCAAGCCCGGGCCCATGACAGCCGACTCGTTCCAGAATTTCGCTGCCAGCCTTGGCATCGGCACGAACAACGTCAACAGCGCTGCCAGTTATGGGTTCAACCCGGTCAGTCGCAACCGCCTGCTCATGGAGTGGACCTACCGGGGCAGCTGGCTCGCTGGCGCCGCGGTAGACATGCGCGCCGAGGACATGACCCGGGAAGGCGTGGAGATCGACACTGACGAGGATCCGGAGCAGATCCGCGAGCTGCAGAAGTTCACGCACAGCATTGAGCTGTGGTCCAAGCTGGCCGAAGTCCTGAAGTGGGCCAACCTGTACGGTGGCTCCATCGGCTACCTGATGATTGACGGCCAGAACCCGTCCACCCCGCTCCGCCCGGAGACGGTGCGCAAGGACCAGTTCAAGGGCATCCTGCCTATCGATCGCTGGGCGCTACAGCCGTCCCTGCATGACCTCGTGGATGAATACGGCCCCTCGTTTGGGCTGCCGAAGTTCTACAGCACGGTCACTGACTCAATGGGCGGCCTGCCCCGGCTGAAGATCCACTACAGCCGCTGCATCCGTATGGTCGGCGTGGAGCTGCCGTACTGGCAGAAGATCAGTGAGAACCTCTGGGGCCAGTCCGTGCTGGAGCGGCTCTGGGACCGGCTCATTGCCTTCGACTCGACCACGACGGGCGCGGCGCAGCTGGTCTACAAGGCGCACCTGCGGACCTACAGCGTTGAGAACCTGCGCGATATCATCGCCACTGCCGGACAGGCCATGAAGGCGCTCCAGCAGCAGATGCAGATGATTGCCCAGTTCCAGACTTCGCAGGGCATCACCCTGATGGACTCACGGGACAAATTTGAGACTCACGCATACTCCTTTGCTGGGCTGTCAGACGTGCTGCTGCAGTTCGGGCAGCAAATCTCTGGCGCCATTCAGGTGCCTCTGGTGCGTCTATTTGGCCAGTCCCCTGCCGGTCTCAACGCCACCGGTGAATCTGACCTCCGCAACTATTACGATGGCATCAAGACCAAGCAGGAGACGCAGCTACGGCCCGGCATTGGACTCGTATATCGCCTATCGTATCTGTCCAAGTTCGGCAAAGAGCCGCCGGATGATTGGACAATTCGATTCAAGAACCTGTGGCAGATGACGGATGAGCAGAGCGCCAACGTCACACAGGCTCGCTCGGGCGCGGTGGTCAACGCCTACGATGCCCAGATCATCGACCGGACGCAGGCGCTGCGTGAGCTGAAGGCGCTCGGCAAGACCAGTGGTGCTTTCGCCACGATCACCGATGAAGAAATTGAGGAGTCGGAGCATGACGACATCCCCGGCCCCGGTGAGCTTGGGATTGAGGAAACGATCCTCAAGGAAAACGGCGGACAAGCGCCGCCGGCCGCCGGAGAATCCGGTGAAGGTGGCCCGGGCGGAAAGGCAGCTGGCAAGAGCGCTGAAGGGAATAGCCCGAAACGTCGGCCAGCTGATAAGGGGGTTTGACCCCGATGAGATGATCGCCAACCCGGCGGTCATAGCACCCCTGTCCGACCTGCTGGAGCGCTACGCTGTGGCGCTGGAGCCGTGGGCGAAGCGGACGGCGTACCGCATGCTGATGGAGGTTGACGCGCGCGATCGCGACCGCTGGCGCGACCTCAGCGAAGCGATGAGCGACCAGATGCGCTATGACATCGCTCGCGCCCCGGTCGGCGTGAGGATGCGCCAGCTGCTCGATGAGCAGGTGGACCTGATCACGTCCCTACCCCGCAAGGCGGCTGAGCGCGTCCATGAGATGGCGCTGAAGGGTCTGGTCAGCTCCTCGCGCGGCGCGGAGATCCGCGAAGCCATCCTGCGCAGCGCTGACGTGACCGAGAGCCGAGCGGTGCTGATCGCCCGCACCGAGACACAGCGCACTGCCACTGCGCTGACGCAGGTGCGGGCCGAGGCGGCGGGGACAACGCACTACATCTGGCACACGGCTGGTGACAAGGACGTGCGCCCCGGGCACAAGGCGATGAACGGCAAGACTTGTTCGTGGGCGGAGCCGCCCGCGGTGCAGGAAAGCGATGGCATTCACTACATTCACCCCGGCACGATCTGGAATTGCAGGTGCTGGGCGGAGCCGGTGATTGACCTCATGGATGTGACCTAAATGTTCGGCAACCGCACTCAGCGTGCAATACTTCGGGAGATCCAGTACATGACCACAGCACTTGAGGACCTGCAGGCGTCGGTCGCCTCGCTGACCGCCATCACCACCGAAGCGGTGACCCTGCTCAACACCCTGTTCGCGAAGCTGCAGGCGTCCGACGCCGTGGCCGCGGCGGACGTGGAAGCGCAGGTGACGGCGATCAACGCCGACGTGGCCGCGCTCGCCGCGGCCGTGAAGACCGATACCCCGGCGCCGCCGGCCGCGCCGGCCGCCTGATCCGTTTCCTGTTGGGTTGATCTGGTCTGCAGTTCCCCCTAGCAGACCGCGCCTCGGCCCCGGGCTCACCACCCGGGGCCTTTTTATTGGGCCCTACCCCGGCCTACAACTACCACACCACCGAGGATAACATGACGTCTGGAATTGCTGGATTGGAGGGGTTTGCCCCCCTCGTGTCCGTGAAGCCTGACCCGAACTATCGGCAGATCACGGAGCAGGAGAAGTATGAGAAGATGTGGGCGCTGAGCGCCTATCGACACGTGGCCCCGGGCGAGCACGCTGCGATGACGTTTCTGCAGCAGGCCAAACCCAAGCCCGGCTCTACCGTGATTGACTTCGGTGCCGGCACCGGGCGTGGCGCGCTGGCACTTGCCGGCTTTGGCCAGCTCCGGGTGCATATGCTGGACTTCGCGGCCAACTGCCTTGATGAGCAGATCCGTGAGCACACACTGTTTCTGCCGTTGCCGGGGACCAGCAGTGTCAATCCGGATATGTTCCAGCTGTCATTCACGCAGCACGACCTGACGCAGCCTTCGCCAGTGCAGGCCGAATACGGCTACTGCACCGACGTGCTGGAGCACATCCCACCGGACCAGCTGAACAAGGTGCTGACCACGGTGCTGCTCGCGGCGCGGCACGTGTTCTTTCAGATTGATTGCGGCGAGGACAGCTGCGGCAAGATGATTGGTCACCCGCTGCACCTATCGGTGCATCCCTATGCGTGGTGGCTCGCCAAGCTGCAATCACTGGACTGTATCATTCACTGGTCTGTGGACCATGGCACCTCATGCCAGTTCTACGTGACCGCGTGGCGCGACGGGCAGGAGGTGGTGGACATCGGCGTGCTGAACGCCGGGGAGGAGCAGGTCAAGGTCAATGTCCTCGCCAACGTCCGCGACAACAAGTGGAAACAGGTACGGCCGCACGACCAGAATGAGGAGCAGGTGCTGATTGTTGGCGGTGGGCCGTCCCTGCCCGGGCAGCTGGAGGAGATCCGCCGGCTGCGGGCCGAGGGTGCGAAGCTGGTGTGCCTGAATGGCGCTTACAACTGGGCGCTGGAAAACGGGCTGGTGCCGAGCGCCGTGGTGATTGTGGACGCGCGGCCATTCAATGCGCGGTTTACCAAGCCGGTCCATGACACCTGCCTGTACTTCATCGCCAGCCAGTGCGACCCGGCGGTGTATGAGGGACTGCCCGTGGAGCGTACATACCAGTGGCACGCGGCGGCCAACGTCATTGGCGATATCGTCAGTGAACACGTGCCGGAGTGGTATAGCGTCCCGGGCGGCTCGACCGTGATGCTGCGTGCGGTACTACTGATGCGCATGCTGGG